AGATATAATTCTTCTAGGATATAAAAATAAATCACCAAAAAAAATAACACATCACCTAATTCAAGGCAATCCAAAACAGTCGTTCGACTGAAAAGTAAGTCCTCCGTTTCAGGAGAAATAAAAGTAAGCATTTTTTATTCCATAGCAGAGTTGGCGCTCTGCCATGGAAAGTGATCCGAACATCGAGTTGGCGCTCGATCGGATCGCATCATCAAATGATGATGAATTAGTAAGTTGGTTCCATATGGATATTACAGAACAAGCCTGGCAGCTTTTTACATTCTGTATATGTCCTGGAGCCGTTTTGGTAGGAAATGAAATGTACAAAATCAGGACTTTTTTATACAAGATCAGGATGATTTTATCCTGTATTGAGATAAAAACGTCCAATTTCATTCCCACCTGCATTTTAACACAACGTACCACAAACTTCCATTATGTTTATACCTTTTTTTTGGAAGTAGAAGGGAGAATGCATGGAGAATAAGGAAGAAATTGTCGCTAGATTGAAACTTTTATTAATGGCAACAAGGGCAGGAAGTAATATTCAGGATCTGAAACTCAATGAGGCTAAAAATAAAGTGACCATAGTTTTTAAAGCTGGTGGAGAACGAGTTGTAGATATCATAGGAGATTCTGGATATGCAATTATCATGGATGTGATGAAACATATTTAGGGACTAAGAAAGGAGAAGTTCTAAAAAGATGACAGAAAGTGAAAAGCTGAATAATGAACAATTATTACGAATTAATGGAAAAGAGCTGACACTGCTAGATGAGCTTATGAATAAAGAAATGAAGCGAATGGATCAGCCTGGAATATCAGAAAGTGAAAAAAGGGAGATAGAAGATCAGTTTGAAACATTGCTGAAAATTTCGAAGATTGTAAGCGCAGAAGAAAAACAGATGTCAGATGAAAATAGAAAAGGATTATCATGCGTGGTTGAGCGGTTACTCGAAGATTCAGCATCCGCTCATCTGAGAACAGATGCTGATGGTCATATCCATTTAATTATCACTGATCCGATTCATGAACCAAGATTACTTGCAGAACTGGAAATGAGTAAGGTGATGGATAGCGTTTTCTTTCTGAAATTTAATTATTTTGGATAACTTTATATTGATATGTGTGATCAGGAAGTTCAGTACACGAAACCTTTAAGCATTTAGAGCGGATGCCACTCCTGGTAAGTACATCATATTGAGCAATATATGTATTTCCTTCAGGATAAGCGAAAACAAAGTCAATAATGGCATTTGGAGGGCAGAGAGTTTCAGCATAACTTTTTAAATTGTAGGCACAGGAACAGCGAGAAAAAAACTCTTTTTCTGATTTAAAAACGTGGGGCATAAGTACACCTTCTTTCTGATTTATTAAAGAGATTATATCACATATATGCGGAGGAGAACTATGGATAAAAGAAAATCGTCAAAAAATGGAGATGCATTGCAACTTCACATAGACCGGAAAAAGGAAATGATGGAATATGACAGACAGGCATTGAATCTTGCGGGAATAAATCCGGGAAATCCTTTAATAAAGAAAGCTTAATGCAGAGAGGATAATAAGCATGAAAAATGGAAAACACCCGACGCTTGCTCAGAAGAAATTCATGAAGAGCTGCGGACTTGATCCAGATGATCATCTGGTAGTTAAAAATACACAGGAATTTCTTGAGGTAGTTAGTAAGACAGCATTGAAGAAACAGCAGATTATGGGAGTAAAGGCTCGCACTAAGAAAATTTTTTATGAAAATCATTGAAATTGAACATTAAAAAATTTTTACTCTGACATATTCAAAATGTAACAAAAACATGAATGAGAAAGGATGGTTTTATGAAGTTTGAATTTGGAAATAATATGGAGCGTCATCCGTATAGACCTCTGCCAGAGGCTGAGAAGCAGGGACTGACAGAGGAAGAAATTTTTCAAAAAGAGTACGGCTTATATACGGATTTTGTTTATCGCCGAGAGTGGATTGATAAATTTAAAGAGATTTACGGACGTGAGCCAGAACCGCGTTAATTACAGCTTGGTCATGATTTATACAGGTTGAATAGCAAGCTTCCATTATATCGCTGGCTGCTGTTCGGATGATTCCTTCGAAATTTTCTGGAAGATTCTTATTAACATCAGGATCATTAAAAATATGAATGGAAAGATTATCCTGAAGTATTTGAAGATCAGTGGAAAAGTTTTCAGAAGTATCATCTTGGATTTTGGCTAAAATAGCTTTCATTTGGCTTTGTTTAATCATGATATATAACCTCCTATGCATTTATAAAATAAGAATAACACAAGGCGGTGATGAATACGAGCATAAAAAGAAAACGACCAAAGTACTCTAAGCTGGGAAAGCAGATCAAGAAGCGTCTGATCGACAAGCGCATGACAGCGTGCGAACTGGCAGGAATGCTTGGAATAAGCCCTCAATATTTAAATTTGATTATCCATGGGGAGCGATCAGGAGAAAAATATGCTGAACGCATTAGGGAGATTTTAGAAATTGACACTGCAGCATGAAAGGAAGGAGAGTATGGCTGAGATTTATCTGAGTCTTAATGAGGTTGCTGAGTTGGAAGGGGTACCTTATAAAACAATTCAACAAAGAGTAAATCGTAATCCGGAAAATTATCAATTAAAAAAGGAGCAGCGGGAATGCGGTGGAAAAGACTTATCCATGATTGCTCTCTCATCTTTATCCAAGAAAGCTGTGGCTGCATATAAGGAGCGTCAGAAGCTTGCGGAAGTTCCGGCTGTTCCTGGCATGGAAGAGGTTGCGGTGAGTGGGGAGAGCGAGGTGCCGTGGTATGTGAATGAAGATGTGGATTATTTCATGGAGCAGCATAAGACCGAGTGGTATACGGCAATGGAACTGGGAAATATTATCCGGGAGTTCCTCGACTACGACAGCGCAGGGCGGACAGAGTTTGCCGAACACTTCGCACAAGAGCGGCTTGGAAAAGGAAAGCGGACGCTATACCGGTATGCCAAGAGTTATCTGGAAGCATCGGCGTGGGCAGACAAGCTGCATAAGCAGGATGGCTGCAATTATGATTTTTTTAAAGTGCTATGTCTGTGCCGGAAACCGAAGGAAGCCGGAACATTTCCAAGTTTCACCCCAGAGGTAAAGAAGGTCATACAAAATATTTGGTTCAATCCAGATTTTGCGCGAAATCAGGGCACAAGAGAGATGCTGTATACAAAGCTTCAGGCGGTTGCGTCTGTCAATGGATGGACTAAGATTCCATCGTACCAGTCAGTGGCAAGGTACATCAGTTATCTGATGCAAGATGAGGGCATGAAGAATGCATGGTATCTGGCAAGCCGGGGCGAGCGTGAGTATAAGAATAAGGTTATGGTCAAGGCAGAACGTAATACAAAAGATCTTCGTGTGATGGAGGTTGTCATGGGAGATGAGCATACATTTGACTGCTGGGTTGCATATACAGCTCCGAATGGAAAAGTGACAGCAATCAAACCACATCTTGCAGCATGGGTTGATGTAAGGAGCCGGATGATATTGGGAGATGTGATGTGTAAGGATGCCAACAGTGACATATTGAAAGAATCACTGTTAAAGCTGATCTATCATGATGCAGGAAGCGTACCGCAGTACATTTACATAGATAACGGTAAGGATTACACGGCAAAGAACATGACTGGATTCGACCGGGACGACAGACAGCGGACAGGGTTTGATGATGCAGCAGTTGGATTTTATAAGTCCATTGGTATTGAGGATTTTCACAGGGCACTTCCATATTATGCCTGGGTAAAGGGACAGATTGAAAGATTTTTCGGAACTGTGTGCAGACAATTTTCAAAGTGGTTTATGAGTTATACCGGAACACTCACAGGTTCCAAGACATTTGCCAAGGTGGAAAAGGACATAGATGGAATGCTGGAGCGTGGTGAACTGCTGACAATGGATGAGTTCTATGAGGCGTGGACAAATTGGCTGCATAACTTTTATATGGTCAAGCAGAGTGGCGCACTGAAACGGCAGGGTGAGAAATACACAACACCGAAAAGCTGTTTCGAAAATGAGGATAAATATTTCAAGGCGGTACCGCCGAAGAGTTTTGCAACGATTTTGATGATGAAGTCAGAACGAAAGTTTGTTTACAATGTCGGCGTGAAGCTTGGCGGATATACGTACAGATCAGATGAACTCTGTACCTACATTAATGATTATGTGGACGTGAAATATGATCCTCATGATATGGCTACTGTTTACATCTTTAGAAATGGAAAGCAGGTCTGTGAAGCGTATTCGCAGGAACTTATGGTATTTGCATCACAGCGTGGTGTAGAACAGAAGGCATTAAAAGAACATCTTGCCAGACAGAAACGTCAGATAGCTGCTGACCGGAAAATATTACAGGATGCCAATGTACCATTTAATAAGATTAACGACCAGTACAAAGGCTTTAATGAAACAACAGGCGGCATCGACCTCATGATCGGTAAGAAGTCCAAGAAAAAGGACAATGTTGTGCAGATGCCGGTGGATAACACATATAAAAATGGATTCCGTGGCGGAAAACAGCAGACAGAACAGCCGGAGGAAAACGAATACATGGCACGTAAGGCAGAGGAAGCATTGAAAGCACTGCGTGCATTATAATCAGAATTTTTGTCACAAAAAAACGAGAAAGGATGGGAAATTTTATGGAGGCATTAAAGACATATACACAGGAGAAAACACTTGCGGAGCGTGTGAATGACATTTTGGCGGAGATCAAAATGACAAAACAGGAGCTGGCAATGCAGCTTAACATTTCAAGATCTGCAGTGAGCCAGTACCTGAATGGTAAATACAGTTCCAACCCGGAAGCAATCGAGGCGAGACTGAGAGATTTCGTTTCAAGCTACGATAGGGGCGATGATGTCGTGGAACGACCGGAAGCATTTTTAAACCGTGACAGCGAAGTGGTTGGCAGTGTGAAGCCTAAGATTGAGAACTTTGAATCCACAGATTACGTGCAGATCATCGGTGTGTGCCGGAGCTGCCAGGAAGATATGGCACTGGGAATCATCGTTGCAAAATCCGGTTATGGCAAGACACATGCCCTGCGGAAATATGCCACCATGCCGCGCGTC